CCTACAGCCAACTAAATTTTGCACCGCTTCGTACAGAAACGGGACGAACCTCAGTGATCTACGTTTCCCGACTTCCTGACCCATCTATGGAGGCCGCATATGGAAGAGATCAACACCGCAGCAGACACCAGCAACAAACTTGAATTCAACACAGCTTGGCTGAGACTCAGACTCGCGCTAAAAACACAGGGCGCACCGAATGAACGCCAGGAAGCACTGGCCGCCATGCGGGAAGCAGCCAAGCGCCTGGCCACCGCTCGCCTGAGCAAGGTATATGGCGATGTAGCCGCGTACCACACCTGGGTCGCCGAGATCTCCGCCGAGTCAACCCAGACCTACCAGTTCATCCGCCTCAAGAACTCCTTCGACGCCGCAAATTACATCCGGAAAGTTGTCGCCGCGCTAGTTGTGGCAATCCGTCCGACCCTGGTGGCCACATCATGCCGCTAACGCCGGAGCAGCGAAAGGACACGCAGGCCGCACAGGGCACATCCATGCAGCTCTGCCAAGCAGAATCACTCAATCCCGGACCATCCATCATCTGGCGCTACGCGATCAGGAACACATCGCGCGAGTTCAGAGAGGCAAAGGCCAAGAAGTTCCGCTCGAAGGACGAAGCAAAGAAGCCAGCCTATGACCTTCATCAGCCTCCGCCAGTCGACGACGCCCTCTGCTCCGCCTACTTAATCATTGAGGCATGGAACGCGGTCCACTGGAGAAAGCGGCTGATCGTGAACGTGGAGGCGCTCGATGCCTAAGCTCGAAGACCTGTTCCACGCCTACAAGCAAGATTCCCAGCAACTCAGCCCACTCCTGACAGAGATCACCGCCCTGGCCAAGAGAGCCGCGAAGAGGATTGATCAGTCGGTCGATGCCGAGGACATCTCCCAGGATGTGACTCTGGAGGTATGGAAGCGCCTGCCCTCGATCGACAAGGACCTGGTTCCACGGGTCCTCAGGATTACCCGCAACAAGGTCATCGACGAACAGAGGAAGAGAAAGCAGCCACACCTCAATTCTGAAGACGTGACCATTAGTAGCCCAGAGATGGTGTCCCAGTGGCAGAGGCGGAAACTGGAGATAGCAAGCGAGGTCCTGGGAGAACGCATCACCACCCTGCTGGAGAACGGATACACCACCGAGGAGATCGCACAGGTGACCGGCGTCTCAGTCGAGGCGATAAGGTCCAGGATCAGGCGAGCACGAAAATTATTTTTGGCAGCATGACCAAGAACGCCTTTCCAAAACGCTTACGTATATAGAGGCAGAAGAATTCGCTGCCAGTACGTGGGGCCGCCAGGTTCCGCTCTAAGAACGGCTAGCCAGCCGCCCTTGGCCCGCGAGGTCATAAAAGTCTGGCATTCGGGGCGCTGTGCCTAACGGTGCGGCGCTCCACCACACATGACATTCATTCACGCACTCGCACTGCTCATACAAAAGCTGGCCATCCTGCTCTTCGCAGCATGGCTTATGAAATGGCTCGCCGTCGCCTCACTAGGCACCTTGGTCCTCACATGGAAAAGTTCCTCAATACGCTCAAGAATCTGATCGGCACACTGAACGAAGTCGACATGCAGGTCTGGGCTATTGTGATCCTCCTGATAGGCGCTGGGCTCATCGCGCTACACGCGGCAGAGCATGGCTCCATGATCGTGGGCGGCTCCCTGGCCCTGCTGCAGCACAAGCAGAACGACCAGAAGTAAGAGATTCAAAGCCTACGGTTGGCGTAAGGAAAGCGACCGATAAGCCGCTTGAATTCTCTGATCATGGCCTTCTCATCGATCAGGGCCTTATCTGCTGGCGACCAGTACACCCATCGCGGGCAATCGAGAAGCAACAATCGCTGTCCTCCGGAGTGTGGAGACGGGTTGCCGTACACGTGGTTATAGAACTCACCTACGCGCTCGGATAGAGGCCGATCAGTCATCCCGATGTACAGGACGGGCTCATCGAGATTCCATTTATCTCTCTCGACTTCGCTCAGGTGATCAATGCATACGGGATCGAAACATACGCCATCTGGATCTTTCGTCAGCGCGACGACATAGACCCCATATCGTGTTTCTGGAATCGGCGTAAGCCAGGGAACAGGTCCCATTGGACTGAGCCCTACCAAGCCAAACACCTGCCTCACGGTCATCGCCATGGTTCCAAGAGGATAAATTAGCAGCCGGTAGAGCGGCCAGATACAGAAGGAAATCGCCGCATGCCAGCAGGAATCAGATCGCACGCCCTCTCAAAGAAAAAGAGGAAAATATTTCTTGCCGGTCTGGCACAGGGAAAGACTGTAACCGCCGCCGCGATCGATGCGCAGTACAACCGGCGCTACATGTACCTGGTTCGTGAAGACGATCCAGAGTTCGCCGCTGAGTGGGACGATGCGATCCAAGAAGGTCTCGACCTGCTTGAGGCTGAAGTCCGCCGACGCGCGACAGGGTTTCAAGAAGAGCTGTCGTACGCCGGGCAGAAGACTGGCTCGACGGTCACCAAGTACAGCGACAACCTTCTGATGTTCATGCTCAAGGCCAAGCGCCCCGAATTCAAGGACAACGCCAAGATCGAGGTCAACGTCGGCGACCGGCTCTCAGAGCTGGCAGATGCGATCTCCGGCAAGAGTGATGATCCTGAGCCTGTCCCAGAAACGTCTTCCGAATAGGCCTCCTGAAGTACACGCCATTCGCAAGTTTCCACCGCTTCACGTAGTGACCCATTAACGGTCGTTTTTGCGCAACTTCTCAGAGCCTCCCGCGTCTAACGCTGTGGAGGTCATCATGAAGGCAGCGCTATACGTACGAGTCAGCCTGGACGACGGGCGGCAGACAGTAGAGAACCAGCGGCAGCAGCTCACCGAGTTCTGTGAGCGTATGGGTTGGGACATCGTCGCCGAGTTCAGTGACAACCGCTCCGGGAAGAACCTGGATCGGCCTGGCCTGAAGAAGATGATCGCCGCAGCCAGCCGTCGCGAGTTCGACATCCTGGTGTTCTGGGACCTGAGCCGCATCACTCGCTCTGGCGTCCTGGACGTGCTCAACCTGTTCCAGCAGCTCAAGGGTTGGGGCGTTGCATACAGAAGCCTGCAAGAGGCGTACCTGGACAGCCTGGGTCCGTTCTCTGATGTCGTGATCAGCATGCTGGCATCGATCGCCAAGCTGGAACGAGAGAAGATTCGCGAGCGCACACTCGCTGGCCTGTCACGCGCACGTAAAGAAGGCCGCATCGGTGGCCGTCCCCGCGTTGACGCCGACACCAAGCTGGTGGACAAGATTCACCGGTTGAAGGCAGCAGGGAAGAGCGTTCGAGAGATCGCTGAAGAAGCTGGCACGTCGAGGTCTACCGTTCAACGATTGCTGGCCGCATGATTGGCCTGCAAGGCCGGATGGCGGAGGCTGAGGGGCAGATCACCACGATTCGTCATGGCGTACTCGAATGCCTTGTCGCTGGTGCTTGCCGTATGTCCGCAATAGCCCCCAACGTAGCAGCCATCCTCCGCTAACTTCTCCTTCGATAAGAGATCGACGACCACATAGATGTCATCCGCAGGCGGGCTTATGGAAGTCACAACTTGCGCTATGCATGAATTCCTGACGCTACTGTAGTCCACGTGGGAGAGCGTGACGGAATAGCTCTCGTTACTTACTTCGTTTTCCTGTATCTGCTGCTGACGATATTCCTCACCAAGCTTTGAGCAATATTGCTTCTGCGCAAACGTGCCTGAGCTGTGGTCACGGTGCCAGCCCTGAGCATTCCAACCGGCTGCAACTCCGCTGGCGAGAACGAGTGATCCAATAGCGATGGCCCTGCTCATGCGCATGATCTCCTGAGCCTAGCAGGCTGCTAGGGATGGTCATCAATCCCACCGTATGGTCAGAGCCGTGATTGGTTCAGACAAACATTAAGTTGCTGAGCTGCGGTCCCTCTCTCTTCCTCACTCGGCTCTGGCCTGCCTTAACCGGCAGGCCTTCGTATTTAGGACGCAATGAGCAAGCTCATCTTCTCCCCCAAGGCTCTACGGTTCATCCGCAGGCCGCCGGAGAAGGACAAGCTCATAAACATCCTGCAGGGAGCGACGCGCTCCGGCAAGACGTTTGCTTTGATCCCGAAGATCTTGACCCTCAGCCGGTACAAGGTTGAAGGTCATCGCGTCATCTGTGGCGTCACCAAAGCCACGGTCTACAAGAACTACCTGGTCCCGCTATTCGAGATCATCGGACCGAAGAATTACACCTTCAATAAGAACTCCGGCGAGCTGACGCTCTTCGGAGTGCCCTGGATCGTGGAAGGTGCCGCTGACGAGTCAGCCGTAAAACGCCTGCAGGGTCTGACCATCGGCATCCTCGTCATAGATGAGGTCGCAAACATCCCGAAGACGGTATTCGAGATGCTGCATTCTCGAATGTCGCCTGAGGGAGCGCGGCTCTATGCCACCTGCAACCCCGCGAGCACCTGGCATTGGTTGAAGACGGATTGGCTCGATAACCCGCAGAAGGCCCAGGACATCTGGACCGAAGTCTTCTACATGAGCGACAACAAGTCGCTGAGTGCGGAGACCAGAGCGCGTTACGAGCGCAGCTACACCGGCGCATTCAGAAAGCGCATGATCGAAGCCCAATGGGCGAACGCCGAGGGCGCGATCTATGCGGATTGCTTCTCGGATGCGGTCCTGTTCGATGAAATTCGGCCCGAGCTACTGAATGATCGGTTCCACCTGGCGCGTTACTGCACGGTGGACGTGGGAACGAAGAACCAGTTCGTCGCCCTGGATGTGATCGACGAAGGCACGACGCTCTGGGTTCTACGCGAATACGTTTGGGACTCTGCTAAGGAATCGCGGCAAAAGACTAACGGCCAGTATGCCGACGATCTGACGGAATTCCTGAAGTCTTCTCCCACCGCGAAGGTGATCATCGATCCCTCCGCAGCGAGCATGAAGGCCGAGCTGGTCCAGCGCGGCGTCTGGCACTCGGACGGCAAGAATGATGTCCTGCCGGGCATACAGGCTGTGGCCACGATGCTGGCGACCGGCAGGCTGCGCATTCATCGCTCCTGCACTAACCTGATCGGCCAGATGACCGAGTACGCCTGGGACGATGATGCTGCGAAGCGCGGTGAAGAAAAACCGCTGAAGGTCAATGACCACGGCCCCGACGCGTTGAGATACGCCGTCTACACGCATATTCAACCGTGGCGGCTCGCAATGGCCGCATAACGAAATGGGCTCATGCCCTGCATAAGGGCAACAATGCCGAAGAAATCACGCGCTACTCGGGACTCTCGCGGAAGGTTCGTCAGCAAGACGACAGCCGAGACGACCGACGCTTACAGCAATCATGCGCTTCGTGTAGGATACGGCACTCCCTCCCTGACAGAGGGCTCAGAATGGCCGCTCACCCGGTTCTCGAACGACTATCAGACTCTGCTTTCTCTATATCGTGGAAACTGGATTGCACGTCGCATCTGTGATGCTCAGCCGCAATATGCGCTGAAGGCGTGGCCGACGATCACCAGCGACATTTCGCAGGACGATCGGAAGAAACTGGATCGCACGCTGGCGCGGACCCGAACGAAAGACCAGCTCCTTACCACCATCCAATGGTCGCGGCTATTCGGTGGTGCAGGCGCTTTGATGGTGATCGATGGTCAGGAAGACATGCTCGACGAGCCCCTGGACCTCGATACGATCGAGCTTGGCAGCTTCCGGGGCTTGATCCCATTCGACCGTTGGTCAGGGCTTAGCGTCACGGGTATGCCATGTCAGGACACGAGCAAGCCCTTGCAGTTTGGGCTGCCGGAGTTCTACCAAGTTCACCCACCTACAGGTGGGACACGATTCACGGTGCACGCCAGCCGGATTCTGCGGTTTACAGGACCGATGCTGCCGTCGCCTGAGTTCCAGGCGCAAAGCTATTGGGGGCTTTCCGTCCTCGAACTGGCACATGAAACGCTGAAGATGGTGGATTCGGCCTTGTGGTCAGTCATCAATCTTCTATTCCGTGCTCAGATTCTGTCCGAGAAGAATCCTGAGCTAGATCAGTTTCTCTCAGGCGCTGGAGCAAGCCAGAAGTCACTGCAGATGTTCCAGCAGCGCATGCAGGTGAAGAATAATCTGCTGTCGAATCAGGGACTCAACATCCTTGGCAAGGATGGGGAGTTCTTCAGCTCGCAGTACAGTTTTGGCGGTGTGGCAGATGTTCTGCAGCAGATTCAGCTCTTTGTAGCCGGAGCCGCTGAGACACCAGTAAGCATCCTGTTCGGTCGCACGCTCTCTGGCCTCGGCCAGAGCAACGACGCCGACCTGCAAATTTTCGAAGACCGCATCGCGCAATGGCAGAATTCTGACCTCCGCCCCGTTCTGGAGCAGCAGCTATACCCCGTTGTCTGCATGAGCGAGTGGGGAGAAGTCCCAGACGATCTAGACCTAGACTTCCCGTCTGTCCGGACGCTCACCGATAAGGACAAGCGGGACCTGGAGAAGGCTGCGAGCGATTCCATCTTCGGCGCTTTTGATCGCGGCCTGTATGGACGCAAGTCGGCTCTGACCGCATTGAAGCAGCTTGCCGACGCGCTCGGTATCAGCACACCGGTCACACAAGACATGATCGACGCTGCTGACGACGATGTGCAGCAAGGCGACGTGCCACCGTTCGAAGGGCTGACGCATGGCGAAGAGAAGCCTGACGAGATGGAAACAGCCGCGTAGGATCGAGAACTCGTTTCAACACGCTCTCTTCGATTACCTGAAGTCACCTGATCCGGAGCATGCCGAGCGCATCGCTCGTGGCATCGTCACCGCTGTCCGAGTGCGCAATGCGCAGGGATGGCGAGCGGCGGCGAACGAGAGCACGAAATCACGGCTCATTCATCGCTTACTCCAACAGGAGCTGAGCGGTCCGGTCGGCAGAGAAGTGGAGCGGCTGGTGCGTGAGAACGCGACGCTTATCCGCACTCTGCCCTCGGACATCGCGGCGAAGACAAACTCCTTCATCGCCTCGCAGCAGCGACGGGGCATTCGATCGGAAACGATCACGAAGCAATTGAAGGAACGGCTCCCAGAGATGAGAGCGGCTTCGATTAGCCTGCTCGCCCGCACGGAAACGGCGAAGGCCGAGACCGCTGTCACGCAGGCGCGAGCCCAAAGCATCGGCCTCGATTGGTATGAGTGGCGCACAAGCGAGGACGGCAGAGTCCGGCTCAGCCACAAGAAGATGGACGGCGTTCTCTGCCGCTTCGGTGATGATCCGTCCCCTGAGGCACTAGCCGGGGAGAAGTCCACCCTTGGCAAGTACGCACCAGGCGGATGCCCCAACTGCCGCTGCCTCGCGCTGCCGCTGGTGAGCCTCGATGAGGTTTCCTGGCCGCATCGGGTGTACATCAACGGATCGATATCGCGGATGACGCGCAAGCAGTTTGAGCGACTCGCTCAGTAGGACAGATATGGATTATTTCGCGGTCGACCTCAGTGAAAATATTGGCCGCACGCCGGAGGGCTACGTCATCTGCCAGGCTGCGGTGATCGGTCGTACGGGATACCAGACGTACAAGGTCTCGCAACTGGATCAGGGACAACTCCGAGCGCTGGGGCTGACCGACAGGTTTAGCGACCCGGACGAGGATGTCCAGGTGTACCGCTCTCCGGAGCAAGTCTTCTCACCGGAGAGCATTGCCTCTTTCGAAGGCAAGCCGGTTACGGACCTACACCCTGATAAGTTCGTCACCGCGAAAAATCATGCCGATCTCCAACGAGGGCATGTGCAGAACGTGCGTCGCGGCGAAGCGCAGCTCAGTGATGGAAATTTCCCGCTCCTCGCCGACCTTCACATCACCGACCCCGATCTGGCCGACGACGTTATGAACCGTCGCAAACGGGAACTCTCATGCGGCTACGGCTGCTCTCTCGCCTGGGACGGCAATCAGCTCTCCCAGGAAAACAATATTGGCAACCACGTGGCTGTTGTACCCAAAGCCCGCGCGGGAGCCGAGGTGCGAATCAATGATTCCGCCTACATCCCGCAACGCAAAAAGGAACCTATGAGTATTTTCAAGCACATCATGGGCCTCGGACTCCAGGCATATGCCAAGGATGCCGAGCCCGAGAAGCTGGCCGACGCTGTGAAAGAGTGCCGTACCGCCGACGAAGAGAAATCAGAGCCGAAGGACGAGCCAAAGAAGGACGAGTCAAAGGCTGAGGACGCCGATCCCCTCGCAGAGATCAAAGATTCCCTGAAGTCTATTTGCGACCGCCTCGACGCGCTGGAGAAGCCCGAAGAGGAAAAGGCCGAGGACGCTGACGAAGAGTCCGAGCAGTCCGAAGAGCAAGAAGCCGAGTCGGAAGACGAGGAAGAGCCGGAAGACGAGGAAGAGCCGGAAGGCAAGGCCGAGGATGCTTTCATCGGGCCCGCTGTCTCCGAGTCCGATCTCATCAAGACGTTGAAGCCCCTGGTAGCCCGCACGAAGGATGCAGACTTCAAGGCCGAGTTCAACAAGTTGATCTCCAAGGCGAACGATTCCAAGCGCGGTGGCTCCCCGAAGGGCGCTTACGGCGCGGTGAAGTCTGCCGCTGGCAAGTCTGCGTCTGTCCTCGATTCGAAGGACGCGGGTCTCTCCTACACCGAAAAACTGCAAGCACGTGCGAAGGAAGCGTTCGAAGCGCCCTCGAAGAAGGAAGGTAAGTAATGTCGTTCGGAAAAACTATCCCTGTAACTGGCCTCGTGGGAACCTTCCCTGGCCACGTCTCCCGCCTCGGCCCGCTGAATATCACTGCGCGTCAGGTTCTGCCCTCGACCCCCAACCCGATCTCGTTCGGCCAGGTGGTGGTTATCAATCCGGCCACCAACACGTATCAGTCCGTGGCGGATTTCATCGCCGGTGGCGGAACGTTCACTGCAGCGCTGTTCGCGGGTATCGCCGTTGAGGAAGTCCTCACCACAGGTGGGTATCCGTACAGCCCTGACGCTGGTGTAACCGGCGCGTACAACCCCGGCAACCAGTGTGAAGCAATCAACTTCGGCACCGTCAGCGTTCCTGTAAATGCGGGCACTCCGCAGTCGCAGGGCACAGTCTACGTCCGCATCTCCGCGAACGGAGCGAACACCATCGTGGGCGGCATCGAGGCGGCAAGTGACACCACCCATACCGTGGCGCTCACCGGAGTCGTCTTCTCCACCGGCGTGAAGGATGCGAATTCCAATGCCGAGATCACCATCCTCAACCGCGTCGCGGCCTAAGTAGAAAGGTAACATTCCAATGATTAAGCGCACCTCCCATTCTGCCCAGGTGTTCGACGCTGCGGGTCCGAGCGGCAAAGCATTCCTCATGTCGGCGTTGACCCAGATCGACCCGATCATCACCCAGCCCCTCATGGCGCAGACCGCTGAGCGCGATATTTTTATCCGCTACGGCGGCGGCTTCGCCGATTCGATCCAGGCATACGCCGTGGATTACTCGGACCCGACCGCGAACGATGCGGCTCTGCAGGGCACGAACAACACCAGCACCGGCATCGTCGACGTGAGCCTCCAGCCAGCCACCTGGAACGCGGAAATCTGGACCAAGGGTTTCTTCGTCTCCAACCTCGACGTGCTCCGTCTAAAGGAAGCCACCGACTCTGGCAAGCAGCCTCCGTTCTCGCTCCAGCAGATTTATGCTGACGTGATCGATGCGACTTGGCGCAAGTACCGCGACAAGATTGTGTACCTCGGCCTACCGAACGGGTCCGGCATCGTGAACAACGCGAACGTGCCTGCGTCCACGCTGAGCGCCGCATGGACGGCTGACGGCACCACTCCGAACGACATTTTGAACGATGTCAACGACGCACAGACCACCGTCGTGAGCAACTCCGGTTACGATGTCGTCGACGGCATGCCCAACCGTATGCTGATTCCGTGGAGCGTTTTCGGCGTACTTTCGCAGCCGATGACCACCGCTGGTTCCGTCTCGACCATCGACTACATCGAGGCGAGCTGCGTGGCGACCAAGTCGGGCGTGCCCTTCCGTATCCTGCCGCTGCCTGATAACTGGCTGGTCAACCAGGGCGTAGGTAACACTCTCCGCTCCGTGCTCTACCGCAACGATCAGGCCGCTCTGGATGTCTGGATTCCTCAGCCTCCAGTGGTCTCCGGCGTGTATCCGACCGAGCGCAACAGTGGTGGCTACACCACGATCTATCACGGCAACGTGGGTCCGGTTCGTTTTAAGCGCGAACAGACTGCTATGTACGCGGACGGTATCTAATGCAGATCGTATCCACGCGCACGCTCCAGTTCCGGGTGAAGGGTCGGCAGGATTTCGTCCTGCGGCCCTCACCTCGCCCCGTCTTCGCGCCCGAGTACATCCGGGACACGAAGCTCTTCCGGTTTGCTCTCAAGGATGGCTCCATCGAGGAGTTCACTCCTCCGGCATCTCCTGCGGTGGATGCAAAGGCCAAGGCCGACGCTGAGGCGAAAGCGAAAGCAGACGCCGACAAAACCGCTGCAGATGCAAAGTCAAAAGCGGACGCCGACAAGGCCGCTGCGGATGCAAAAGCGAAGGCTGATGCTGACGCTGCCACAGAAGCCAAGGCCAAGGCCGACGCTGAGGCGAAGGACAAGAAAGCCAAGTAATGCCATTCCCCTGTGACAATTCGCTGTCGATGGTCGATGCGGCAGCGAATGTCGTCTATGGCACGAATCCGGCCTACGCTTCGACGGACTTTCTCGCGATGTATCCCAAGTTCACGAACATCGTCCCCGATGGAGTCGTCTCCGCGTACATCGCACTGGCTAACGCTTGCCTAGTGCAGGCGCGCTATGAAGAGACATGGACGATCGTGATGGGCCTGTTCATCGCGCACTTCCTGACCCTGTACCTACAAAGCGACGGCATTGCAACGCCGAGCGCAGCGCAGGCCGCTCAACAGGGGCTCGCAAAGGGCATCCAGATCGCGAAATCTGTCGGCGATGTCTCTGTCAGCTACCAAGCCGTCGAAGGCTTGGATGGTTGGGCAGACTTCATCCTCACGCTTTACGGTCAACAGTTCGTCCGATTTGCGAAGGTGATCGGATCTGGCTCGATGTACATCTGGTGATCGCATGAACGCTTCCGCTTCCGTAACACGAAAGAGCGGAGTGGGATTGCTCGCCGCACGCTTGGAAAAGCTGAAGAAGGCAGAAGTGTTCGTCGGCATTCCACAAGACAAGAGTCTGCGGACGGTCGGCGAAATCACGAATGCGCAGCTCCTGTACATCCTGACCAACGGCTCCGCTCTGCAGAACATTCCAGCGACTCCGATCATCGAGCCCGCGATAGCCCGACCAGAGAACAAAGCACCGATCGTCGCTGAGCTGAATCAGGCGGCACACGCGCTTCTTGCAGGTGACGCAGAGCTTGCGCACGAGCACCTGGTGAAAGCCGGGACTCTAGGCGCGAACGCTGCCAAGCGTGAATTTACGAACCCTGCCAACGGCTGGCCGCCGAATGCGCCAGCAACCATCGAGCGTAAAGGCTCGAACCGCAGAAACATCGACACCGGCGAATTACGTCGTGACATCACGTATGTCGTGAAGGATCAAGAATGAAAAGAACGCTACTCACAATCCTGGCTGTGATTTTGACCAGCCTGCCAGCGTTCTCGCAGACCAAGGTCACCGGTGAGAAGATCGTCAATTCGACGGTTACGACATCGACGATTGACTCCACTCCGATCGGCTCGACCACCCGCAGTAACGTCTCGGCGACATGGATGCTCTTCTCCGCTGCCCCTCCGAACCCAATCATTGGAAACTCAGTCGAACTGGGCTGGGATGCAACGGGTCTTGGCGAAGCCGATTTCGTAGATGACTACGGCACCGCTTCCGGTGGATTCAACTGGTACGCGGTAGGCGGCTCTGGTTCCTCGCACTCGTGGACCCCAAGCTCGCCCCTCATGCACCTGGACATCTCCGGGAACCTCACAGCGGCTAAGTTCATCGGCTCCTTCTCCGGCAACGTCACAGGAAATTTGAACGGCAACGCAAGCACGGCTTCTGCTCTTGCAGCAGACCCGGCCAACTGCGCGACAGGCCAAGTAGCGACAGGCATCAATGCCTCGGGTGTCGCAACTTGCGTGAATGGCGTCCAGAGCGGCTCTGGTCCGGGCGGAACGACGGGCAGCGCGACCTACAGCTCCACCACCAGCACCGTAACTTTCTCTCCAGGCTACGGCGATGCAAACTACCGGGCAGCATGCACTCTCATCGCTCCGTCTGATCCGCGAGCCGTCATCGTCGGAGTCACCAGCTTGGGCACTTCCAGTCTCGTGGTAGAGGTCGCAACGATGGGCTCGGTCTCAATCAGTTACTCAGGCATCGACTGCCTCCTCCAACATCCATGATCGATGTCAGCGAAATTCTTAACGATCCTGACCTCTGCGAGCCGTTCACCGCGCTGCGCTCTACCGATGGAACGTGGCAGGCTGGCGTTTTCGTCCAGACCCCAATCGAAGTCGCTTTATACGGTCCGGTCCAGGTCGCAGATGCGAATACGCTCCAGCAGGTACCGGAAGCAGATCGTGCTGTTGGGGCTCGTGTTTTCTGGTCCGTCTCACCTATCTACGAGACACACGCCGGTGACACGCCTGGTACCAGCGACCTCCTGATCCACTGCGGCACTAAGTACAAGGTCACCAAAGTCTGGAACTGGCCCGGCTACTGCAAGGCTTACGCCGTCCGCACCAAAGGCTCCTAAATGAGCACAGCCATATTCGGGAACGGGCAGGCGCTCAGCAACTCGGCGCAGACGCACCAGCAGATCGAAGCGACGTTTCAATCGCTGATCACGAACATCCTGGGCAACACTATCCCTCAGGACAAACAAGGCAGCGCGGTCCGGATAAGCTGGCCGACGAGTGGCGCTCCTGGTTGGGATATCGAAGATGATGTAGCCTTCCTCCGCGCAACTATCTCGGATGATGCGATCAGCCTTCAGCGCGACAAGCAATGGTCTCCGCTGGATGCCTCGGATGCCACAGAGACAACGACGTACATCCGCGTCTGGCGCATCGACCTCAGCATCTACGGTCCGAACTCTCTCGACCATGCTCGGCTGATCAAGTCAGCCCTTTTCATGGACTGGGTGGCCGTCACGCTTGCACCTAGCAAGCTCGCCGTCCTGGTGCCGCTGCAAGAGCCCCGCCGCATACCAGAGCTTTTCGCAGGCGAATGGTGGGAGCGAGTCGATTTCTCAATCCAGGTCAACGAACTCGTCACCGAGACGATGACCGTCAACCCGATCACCAGCGTCGAGATCACTCTCAGCGCTGCCGAGGGACCATCCGTCACTATCGACGCCGACGCCTAGTCCTCAAGTAATCCCCACCGAAAGGCACCCACACCCGGGTGCCTTTTGCATTTCCTGGAGCCGAAATAAATGGCAACTTTTCCCACCTTTCCTCTGAGCCCGTTTGTCAGCGTGTCGTCCACCGTTGAGCCGGTAGCACCAGCTTCACCAGCTTTCAACGCAGGGCTGATCGTCGGCAACAGCGGAGTCATTCCTTCCGCTGGCGCGAACTCCCGCACGCGGCAGTATGCGTCCACCTCGGCGATGCTCCAGGACGGATTCGAAGCAAGCGATCCTGAGTACCTGGCAGCTCAGCTCTACTACAGCCAGAGCCCTGCTCCGTCGCTGCTCTATGTCGGCGCTCAAGACCCGACCGCGATTCAGACCGCCGTCATCGACTCCAGCGCAGAGGGAACCGGCTACGTCGTCGGGGACACTCTGACCGCTGGCGGTGCAGGCACCGGCGCGACCTTTAAGGTCACGGCGATCGGCGCAGAGGGAGCGATCACCACGCTTCAGCTCCAAACCCAGGGAACCGGATACGCAGTCGCTACAGGCGTAGCGCTCACCGGCGGCACTGGCACCGCAGCGGAATTGAACATCACCGCTATCGGCGAGACCTTGCTCCAGGCCGTCACCGCATGCCGAATCGTGAATGCAAACTGGTACACCGTCATGGCGTGCGGCGCAGTCAAGGCCGATCACATCGCCATCGCCGAGTACATTCAGAGCGCGACTCCGCAGGCCACTTATATCTATGCGACGGCAGATGCGGACGCTCAGAACGGGTTGAACACCAGCGTCTTCGCTCAGCTTCAGGCGCAGTCGATCAACCGCGCTCTCGGTATCTATTCGACGACCCAGGGCGGTGTGGCACCGAATAACGCGTACGCCGCAGCGGCCATCATGGGCGTCGCGATGGGCCTCAACACAGGTCTGCCGGGCAGCAATTTTGTCCTCGCTTTCAAGACTCTCGTCGGCGTTACACCAGAGAACGGGTACCTCGACCAGTCGCAGCAGGCTGCCATTCAGGCGGTCAACGGCAACACGTACATCACGTACGGCAACGGGCGCACTTTCCTGTCACCAGGAACGATGGGGAATGGACAGTTCTTCGACATCATCCTCGGCGTCGACATGCTCGCCTCCGATATCCAGCAGACCGAGATCGATCTGTTCATGGATAACCCGTCCATCCCGCAGAACAACCCGGGCGAGGCGCTGCTCCTGAATGGAGCGACGCAGGCATGCGAGCGCAGTCTCACTCGCGGCTTCATCGGCCCGGGTGTGTGGGACGGTACGACGGTCGGCTCTTTGGCGAACGGCACATCGCTCCCCAGCGGCTACTACGTGCAGGCGCAGAGCTTCACCGCTCAGAGCACTTCGGACCAGCAGGCACGCAAAGGCATGCCTATCGCGGTTTCGATCATCACCGCCAACGGCATTCAGTCCATCACTATCAGCGTCCCGGTGCAGCAGTAAGCGGAAAGGCACAACACAATGCAGCAATATAGTTTTCTGGCGACTCAGATCGCCTTCTCCCACCCGCTCGCTGGCGCGTTCCTTCAGACCGCTGGCACCGGTACGGGCTCCGTCACGATCAAGAATGCGCAGGATCACACCGCGACGGACATCGCTGCTGATGGCGGAGCGATGCTCTCGTTCGTCGCCGGTGATAACGGCTCCGTCGATCTCGTGATGCAGCAGACGAGCGACATGAACGATTACCTCATCGGTTGGGACAACGCAGTCGTCACAGCCGCGAAGAACGGCGACCTGTCCAACTTCGCAAATATGAGCATCGTCGTGCGCAACACTGTCACCGGACGCCTCCACACTCTCACCGGCGTATCGCCGTCCAAGATCCCGGACACGCCATACCAGAAGCAGGGACAGAGTGTGACCTGGTCCTTGCCTGCGGCCAACGTGGTGAACCTGTGAGCGAGTTCAAAGAAGTAACGATCAAAGAGCGCAAGTACCGCATCGGCAGGTTCAGCGCCCGCGAGGGAAGCTGGATCATCAAGCTGGCCTCAAAGGGCGCTTCGATGACCGAGCAGGAGTACTACACGCTGCTCGATCGCTGCCTCGGTCTCGTGTCCCGCTATGAGGCGCTCGATGCGCTCATGCCGATCCTGGCATCTCCCGGCGTCTTCGCGGCGAAGGACCTGGAAGATGACCTCTCGACCGTGGAGAAGTTGAAGGGTGAAGTGATGAGCTTCAACTTTGACTCTTTTTTGGCAGAGAGGGTCAGGATGGTCGAAGAGTTACAGAAGGCACTCCTGGCCCAGAATTCACCAAGCTCGAACGCCTAGACCCGTATCTCTACCGTCCGGTGATCGCGGGCTTCTGGACACACGCTGATCTGATCAGCGACCGGTTCTCATTCCAGGACCTAATCGATGCGAACGATCTCCTGGCCTGGAAAGAAGAGAACCAGAAGATAGCGCATGACTGGGTAGACAGTCAGCGGCCTAAGGCTACCCATGAGTGAAGCAAATGTAATCGAGGAATACCTCGTAAAACTGCGGTTTTCCGCTGATGCAGACGGCTTCGCTCAGTTCAAGGGTGTACTCGGCGACGCGGCTGAGATAGCTGCGAGCCGCACCGAAGCGATCGTCAAGTCGCTCGGGAAATGGCAGGGCACGATCGTCGGCGGGTTCGCTGCGATCGGTGTCGCCGCAATCGGCATCGCGGACAAGATCGCTGACGCTGATTTGCAGTACCAGCTCCTCGCTACGCGCATGTACATGAGTACAGACGCGGCGAAGGGCCTCAGCATTGCCACGGACGTTCTCGGGCACTCGCTCGATGAGATCGCGTGGAATCCCGAGTTGCTGGCACGCTTCCACGTTTTGATGGGCGATCAGGCGAGGATGGCCGCGATCATGGGCCCGGGTTACGAGCCTGGTCTCCGCAACATCCGCGAGATTCGCTTTCAGTTCAGCCGATTCCAGGATGAGCTGACCTATGGCGTCCTGCCCGATCTGATCTCGAAGGTCTTCGCTGGCCTCGGCGGCGGCAACGTTCTGGACCGGCTCCAGCGCATCAACGACTGGATCATCACGAACCTGCCGAAGATCACCTCGGCGCTCGCTAGCGGCCTGGTGCCGATCCTCAAGGATGGCAAGCAAGTCCTCGGCGACTTCGCCGGGATGCTGGAGGACGTTGGTGTCGCTTTCACGAACGTGGTGGGCGCGTTCTCCCGAGATAAGTCGATCGAGGGAACCACATTTAATTTTCACAACCTGGTAGTCGCTGTGGACCATGTATCGCATGGCCTCGCTACTTTCGTAGGTTGGATCACGCAAGCTGAGCGCCTGCTCGCGCATCTTGCAAGCTCTGCGGCTCTGTTCGCCTCCGGTCACTACAAGGACGCAGCGGCAGAACTCAGCAAGGCATACGGCGACTTCAACGGCGGCAGCGGTGCAATTCTCGGCGGTGTAGCCGGGACCGGCATAGGTGCGGGCGGTGGCGCTCTCGCAGGCGGCATCATCGGCGGAACTCTCGGCTCCGTCATTCCTGTATTTGGGACGGCGGCAGGAGCGACAGCCGGAACGGCAATCGGCGGCGCAGTTGGCGCTGTCGGAGGCGGCATCTTCGGTGCGACCGAGGGAGCACTTTCCGGTTGGTGGAAGCAGAAGGTTGATCCATCTACAGCGGAGCACGGCTTCTACACTCCGCAGACCGGCCTTTCATCCGGCAACCAGAATCCGGCCAACATCCACGCTCTGATCGATCAGATTGCGAACAGCCTCGGCTTCAGTCCAGCCGTCGCTCACGCGGTCGCGATGATTGAGAGCCAGGAGATGCAGTTCAAGGACGGACACCTCCAGATGTCTGGTAAGGGTCCGAACGGTGGAGCGAAGGGCATCTTCCAGCTCGAAGATGCGACCGCTGCGCAGTACGGTGTGAACTCTGCCGATGTCACAGGAAACATCAAGGGCGGCATCAGCTATCTCGCCGACCTGAGCCGGAAATACAACGGCAACCTGGAAGAAGTCCTCGCTGCCTACAACTGGGGCGAAGGCCGTCTCGATAGGGCGATGAAGCGTTACGGCTATTTCGATACCAGCTATCTGCCGCCAGAGACGCGAGATTATGTCCGTCGCGGTGAGGCTCAGCTCAGCCACAACGGTGATCTGAACGTGGCGATTCATGTCCACGTCGCGAAGACGAACGCCTCGGCAGATGAGATCGCTCAGGCGACCAAAGGCGCAATCCCTGACATTCACTCGGCGCTTAGGCCGCAGACGCGAGCCAACATCGCGATGCTGGGAGGACCGATCCAATGATTTCAGCAGGCGGCATCATCTGGACCGTTGCATCGGCCTCCGCGCTCGCGCTCAATAACAGCGCGACGGCAGCAGAGAACGCGGCGAGCCAGCAACAAGCGCTCGCCCTGGCTCAGTCGCAGCCGAGCGGATCGTACCGGCCACCGCAGTGGTCGAACGCACCGCAGACCTCAATTACACTGACGAGCACCGCATCGGTAAGCACGTCCCAGGTGGATAACCTGACGAGCGGTCCTCTGGCAAACCAATCGGCGAACTCAACGACCAGCGACACGACCGCGCTGATCTACGTATTCGACGCGATCCTTCGAGCAGAGCATAACCTCCAGACGCGTATGACGGAGCACCCGGTTCAAACCGGCGCGTCGATCTCCGATCACGCATTCACTCTGCCCGCCGAGGTCACACTCGAAATCGGGATGTCTGATGCCATGCAGGCATTCACTGCTGGCGTATTCACCTCCAACAAGAGCAAGAGCATCTCGGCTTTCGAGACGCTCGTCGCACTGAAGAATGGTGCTCAGCCGCTCACAGTAACGACTCGGCTGGCAACGTACCAGAACATGCTGATCGAGTCGATCCATGCGCTGGACACGAAGCAAACAATCGCAGGACTGAGGGCGACTGTCGTGTTCCGGGAGATATTTACCGGCACCGTGACAGCCACTCCAGTCAGTGCACGGCCACAGACGACGGACTCGACCAACATCGGAACGAAGCCTTCGCTGGCTCCTCCGTCCACCATCAGCACATTCACACCGACGAGCGCGACGACAGTGCCCGGTGCGGGTGTCCTGTCGAGTACGCCGATCACAGGTTCCTAGCATGTCTCTACAGCTCATCCCGCTAGATACATCGCCGAACCAAAACTTCAAGGTCACTCTCGCGGTCGATGGCAACAGCCTCACCTTGCAGCTCACCATTCGCTTCAACAGCATGGCGGGCTACTGGGTGATGACCATCCAGGACGCGAGCGGGAATCTGCTGCTCGCTTCGATCCCGATGCTGACAGGCGAATTTCCAGCGGCCAACATCCTCGGGCAGTTTGGCTATCTACGGATAGGGTCGGCCTACATAATTTCGAATGGCGCGACCATTGACTACCCAGACGCAACCACGCTCGGGACAGATTTCCTGCTGATCTGGGGAGACACAGCTTGAGCACACAGAATCTATTCGGTCGCATATGGAGCCTTCAGGTCCTGACCGCTCCCTCGCAGGGACAGCAACAGACGCAGCTCTCGATCGCGTCGCC